CTATTTATCTTCGGCTTGACATTAAATCATTTTTATGTTATAATGTATTGTACTTAAAACAAGCATGATACTGAAATGGATTACAGTAGAGATGTTGACATTGATGTTAAAGATGAGAATCACTTTGACGAACTCCTTGATTGGTGCGAACAAAATGTAGCCGTGTTGCCAGTTAGTGCAAGTTGCTTGCCGTGGACATGGTCTGGTGATGCTACTCATTCGCCAACTACATCACACAACAATACCTTCTCCTTTGCGCGTCAGAGCGATGCCATGATGTTTATCCTGAGGTGGTTATGAACGCCAAGCAACGCCGACAAATCGAACGCCGACTCTGCCATAAGGTTGTCTTCCGCTATAAACCATACACTGATTTTGACGAAGACGACCTGGACGAGGAAGTTCAACACCGGTGTAATAAGAATATCGGACGAGAGAACTGGAGAAGGGATCAAGGTGGCTGGGCATCTCGTGGATACTTCTTTGCTGATCAGAAGCATGTTACCTTGTTTGTATTGAGGTGGTTATGACTACTTTTAATTTTAATGTAAACGATTTTCCTAATTTACGTGAGGAGTTTGGTCGATCAAACTATACCAATTGGATCACTTTTTTATATGATCTTGGGTATAAATTTCGTTGGAATCATTATGCTTCAAATAAAAAATTCGTTGAAATGGATGAGGCTGATTTTGTGTGGTTCTCATTGAGGTGGTCATGATATACACTGACATTAACTCATTGTATCCAAACATTATGTCATATATACCACAGAAATTCTTCAAAATCGCTGAGGCTGAAGTGGATGGTGCCATGTGGTATACTCTGTTCATTGAACCTGAGGTTATGATGTGGTTGAAGTCTATTAACTCATCTCAGTGGGTATATGAGCCCGGCGGCAGCTGGCGGCTGTATGTTGATGTTCACGAACAACTTTATTCGGCACTGGTGCTGCGCTGGGGTTAATATGGCGAAGTATCATTCAGAAGGCGGCCAGTTTGACCCGGAGTTTAGACACCGGGTAAGCGTTGATCGTCCAACTTATGAAATGATCGAATGGTGTAATCAGTATCCGACGAAAGGATCCGGTGACCGGTATTACATAAAGTGGAGTCCTCGCACCAGTGCTATTTTTTCGTTTGAAACAGAGGAACCAAGTATTATGTTTGCGTTGAGGTGGTTATGAAGGTATATCAAGTTGTGGGTTATCCGAAAAGTCATTACTTCGTCAGAACCTGGTGTGAGTTTGATGAGATAATGCGCTGGATGCATAAGAACAAAGTGGGCTATCTACATGAATCCTATAGCCATCACGGCATCGGATTCAGTCTTCGTTCTAATGCTGAATGGTTTCTATTGAGGTGGGAATGAAACTTAAAAAACTTGACAAACGAATGACTGGGTATGGTGACTTTCAATACTCTGTGGACTTCCCGGTTAACCGCGGTAAGGTCCTGATGGATTTCTTTGAAGTGCGGGAATGGTGCTTTGAACAATGGGGAAGATCCGCAGAGATTGATATATGGCAGAAGTTCCCGCAGATTCAGAATCCTGCTTGGGCATGGGAACGCGGAGAATACAACAAGATGTATCGGTGCAGAATCTTTCTGGCATCAGATAAAGAAGCTGAATGGTTTCTATTGAGGTGGTTATGAATCTCTTTTACGAACTTGCTGATACTATGGTGTGTAAACGACCTGACGGACAAAAGTATCTGGCTCAGTATGGGCTGAAACTCAACAGGGTTATGGATCCGGCAACTTTTGAAATGGTTGATACCCTCAACTACAACCGTCGAGCATTGTGGTATTCAGATAGAGTCTGGCTTGAGGGAGACACCGAAGTCAAGTATTTCAAGAATAGATTTACCGGTGACGATACAGTAGTTGATATGAAGGAATTTATGTGGATTAAACTAAAGGCTCAAACATTATGAGTTGGCAAAACGATTTGATAGAGGCTCAGAATTGGTTTAAGTTTGAACCAATGGACGCACAAACGCTGGCTGAACTTGATAAAGTGTTCCGAGCAAAACGCCCAGGACCCTGGAAGATGACCTGGAATAGAAACGCCGCGAACTATTCATACAACAGACTACGAGCAATGAATGAGTATCTGGTTTGCATTGTATTTGAAAATGAACAAGACGAAGTATGGTGGTTATTACAAAATGGAGACTGAGGAAGAATTCAACAAACGAGTCAGCAGATTCGTTCAACTGGGACTGATGATGGGTGGTAACATGCCAGTAGATTATATCACTTGTATTGAAGTGAACTGGTATGAATCGTTTGCTCTGCTACCGCACAAAACAATCGCCGGCAAATGGGTATGGTTCAGAAAGATATTCAAACGACGAGTATGGAAATGCACCGGCTTCGCTGACGAACCCTTTACTGAATACGGAGAACTATTTGATCTGTTATGATTACCTATATCAAAGATAAAACTCGGCAGTTTTTTCATGCCCGTGATTTGAAACGGATGGGAATAACGCAGGCACAATATGATCGTGCGTATGATCCTGATATCAATTTCCGTGCCACCAGAGTGAGAGATATGTATCCGGGCTATCCGTATGTTTTTGAAAAACAATACTCTGATGCGTTCTGGAGTCAATTCGGCGACTGGGAACAGGGTCTGACTATGATGAGAGTATGGTGCCAGGCGAACTGCCAAAGCAAATGGCGCGATGACTTTCACCGAGTGATGAAAGATTACTGGAGTGAATGGGTGTGTAGTGAAATCGGCGGCGGAGATGTTCTGTTCTTCGCTTTCAAAAGTGAGCAAGAGTATATGTGGTTTACACTGAGGTGGGCATGAAATACAGAGAATACGAATTACTCAATGATCCGGGATATGTTGATGAATATTGCGTCGATCTATCACCGTATCCAGTGGATCGGACCGAGGAAGAACGGGCTAAATTGTGGCAGATTTCAGTTGATGCTATAGATAATTTTAACGCCGACTCATTGGGTTCAAGATTGTTTTTCAAATCTGATGATGACCGACAGAAGTTTTTAACTTGGTATACATTGAGGTGGACATGAAGTTCTGGAACAAAGATAAAGATATTCGGCGCAGATGCTGGACCAAAGTGAATCACCCTCTGAGGACTGCTCGTTGGGTGCTGAACTCAGGTGATGCTATCTTTACCGAGCGTCTTCTCTATGAGGATTTGAAGCGTTGGTGTCAGCAACAGGCAAGCCCCGGACGATTCTATCACTACTACGGTGCAGATTCATGGTGGTTTGAGAACCCACATGACGCCACGCACTTTCTATTGAGGTGGGCATAACAAAGTAAATATATGATGAATAAACCTATCTTCTGCGCTTTAGCCTTCGGATCCGTAAACATAACCACTGAAAATAAGTATTTACCTTGTTGTAATGTTGTACACGGGGAATACAAGTCTAACTACCTTGATCTAGACTCGCCGGGCGTGCCAACGGCCCGTCTTAATAATTCATGGTTAGTTGATGTGCGGCGGCACCTGAATCAGGGAATATGGCATGAATCTTGTTCATTGTGCGAACACTCAGAAAAACAAGGCGGTCAGTCGATGCGTAATATTTGGAATATTGCTCTTGCTGACTATTATATTCCCGCTGACTCGGTCGTGAATCCGGACCATGTCAGATATATTAGTGTGGCGTTTAGCAATAAGTGCAATAGCAAGTGCATGACTTGTTCTCCGGATAGCAGTAGCCTTTGGTATGAAGAATTCAATGAGATATCTCAGGATAAATACATTTACCAGATAATACCGTCGACGGACAGAATACATAGCACCCCGGCCGCACTTCTCAAAACTTTTCCAAATGCTGAACATATCTCTTTGTTGGGCGGCGAACCGACTATCGCATTTGAGCATGATTCTCTTATAAATGAATTAGTTACTTCTAACAGAAGTAAAAATGTCAGCTTGACGTATGTAACCAATCTCACGGGAATCACAGACGAACTCTTAGAAACCTGGAAAAAATTTAAACATGTTACTATTATGGCGTCGATTGACGGGGTGGGGCTGAGTAATGAGTATATACGATATCCATTTAAATGGGAAAAAATTGAAAGAAATCTAACACGCCTTTTTGAGTTATCAAAAACTGATCAAATATCAGTTGGATTAAGTTGTACTGCTGGCATGTTTAACTGCATTGATATTGCTGATTTATTGTTGTATTGGTATAATAAAAGTAAAGAATATGGAATTGATTTCGGAGTATATGTAAATATAGTGACTAATCCTGAATATGTCGTATCTAACATAATGACAGATAAACACAGATCCGAGGGAATAGAACGATTAAAAATCGTAAAGGAATTATTCGATGCTGATACCAATTTAAATACATCCTATTCCGCAGCAGTATCTTTATTGATTACTCATTTGTCATTGCCCAGAGCGAACTCTGACCTTATTAATACTGCAAAGCATTTCATATTAGCATCCGATAAATTTAGAAATAGGAGTATCAAAGACTATATTCCGAAAGTATGGCAAGACCTATTTGAATGAGAAAGACATATAGATACGACCATAAGATCAGCGGTAAAGAGGATAAGATCACCCTCGTCAAATGGCTACGGAGAAACTTAGGGAACAGAGGTGAAGGATGGGACTTTACTTTATCCGGAGGATATGTTACAATAGACATATGGGATTCGAGGCTCCAGACAATGTACGAAATGTGGAAAGAATGAGAACAGACAAGCATACAAAACAGGACACCTGGCGACAGCTAAAAGGGTTGGAGCCAGTACAATCTTGGAAATGTAGATTGGGCATTCATCAGTGGACAAATTGGGAATTGTTTGAAGATGAATATGAACGCGGCAGAGTATCAGTGGCACAATGCTATTGTGCCCGATGTGGCATGCCCCGACGAGAATCCCCACTGACACGAAAAACAAAGAAAGCAACATAATGGCTATTGTCGATATTTACATTTATCGCCGTGCCACTTTTTAAGATTGGCGACATCCATTGATCTTTGACAATGGGGACAGGTGTCTAATATTTTTCTTTCCCCGAGACCGAGAATCCATCCAATATTTAAATACGGACCAGTATCTTCCGGATCAAGTTGTTTTCTCTCGCTCGGATTGTTTGGATTATGTATCCATTGTTTCCCGGTGTTCGCTTCTTTGATTTTTTGTTTGTCTGCGTCAGTCCGACTTATTCCGATGTTCCATGGTTTTAGCCCGTTGACTACTAGTTTTTTCCTCGTTTCGGACATCTTGTGACACTCGGCCTCAGTTCTAGGGATACCTTTGTTCCATGCAGTTTTACCTCTCTTAGAAGCCGCAATGCGTTCTTTCCATTCTGGAGTGAATATTTCAGTCGTTCTTTCAGGATGTTTTTTACCAAAGTTAGGATGGGCCTCTCCTCGTCGGCCCCGAAGAATCGCAGCCCGTTGTTCTTTGACTTGTTCGTATATCCTAGATGATGGCTTGTATCTTTTGCCCAACTTCTTTGTATTAGACATGAACCACAGCGCATGAACCATTTTATATCTATTGTTACCTGTTGTAAACTTTGGTAGAAGCAGATGACAGATGAAATGTTCCCGTGCAGTAAGTTTTACTATATTTGATGCGGCGTCCGTTCCGCCTAGGCTTCTAGGCAGAATATGGTGTTTCTCGGTATAGGCGTTCGGGTCATTTACCCTTGACAAGGCTACATTGATTATGTTATAATAACATTTATTATATTTGTTTAGTAAGTTCATGTGGTTCTTTCTATTACAATGTATTTATACTTAAAGGAAAATAAAAGTGTCCCACATTATGATCGACTGCGAAACGCTTGACACAAGCCCGTTTTGCGTATTACTTACAATCGGCGCAGTGATCTTTGATCCTAAGGGAACAGGCATCATTGACAAAATTGATCTGCGTCCAACGATGGAAGATCAACTTGAACTGGGACGAGTTATCAACGATGACACTGTTCGGTGGTGGGGTAATCAATCTGTTGCTGCTCAGGAGGAAGCACTCGGTGACCGTGATCGTATTCCGTTCAAAGAATGTATGGAGAAACTATACAAGTTCTGCTGGAATCGAAACTATGTCTGGAGTCACGGTGCAGCGTTTGACGTTGTGGCAATGGAAACATCGTGGGCATCTCTTGGCATGAGTGAACCTTGGTTGTTCCATACAGTGCGAGACACCAGAACTCTGTTTGATGTAACCGGTGTCAGTCTGAAAGATGATGGATATGTCACAACTCACAAGGCATCAGAAGATGCAGCGCGACAGGCATTCATTGTGCAGAAAGCATATCAAAAACTGATCAAGGCAGGAGTTACCCCTCCGTGAAGTTTCAAGGTGACGTAGATATAGATTTTGCTTCCCGAGAATTGATACTGGAGCATATCAAGCATATCCCTGCAGCGATGCGTAATGTCACTCCGATTCGCAAACATGCCACTGGTGTTCATATCACCGATGTGCCATACGATCCTGTCCATGACATGGCTGCGATTGATTATTCTAAAGCAGAGAAGCGCGGCTACTTTAAGTTAGACTTGTTGAATGTTCATGTATATGAGAAGGTCCGTGACGAAGCGCATTTGAAGTATCTGATGCGTGAGCCCAATTGGAATCTGTTGAACGACAGTAAGTTTGTCAGCGAATTGATCCACTTGAGTAATCACTTTCATTCTATACAACGCATGCCAGAACCGATTGACAGTGTGCCTCGACTGGCAATGTTTTTGGCACTAATCAGGCCTGCTAAAAAGCACCTAATAGGAAAACGATGGAGTGAAGTAGCGAAAGAAGTGTGGGAGAAGGATGCTGACGGTGGCTATAGTTTCAAGAAGTCGCATAGTGTCGGCTACGCGCACCTTGTAATCGTTCACATGAACTTGCTCAGGGCAGACGCCGAACCAGTGTGATACTGCGGCGTTTAGATCGTCGTTTAGTAAGTTCAGTCATACTACAGACTGGACCATGAAGAACAACTAAACTCTTATTGTTGAATGTTCTGATATACGGTTTGAATGGTGCCCAGTCATCTTTAAGAAATAGATTGATTGGGATAAGTCTGTTTGATTCCCACCACCATATATCACCGAGAGATAGAAACTTCTCTTTCAACACTCCGTCGAGTATAGATCCGTAATCATATATAGTGGTTACCACATCATCACGATTCTGAACTATGCCAACGTAGTCTTGACCGGCATAACTGACGATGGTGATGAATGGGTGATTTTCAGTTAGACGCAGGAAGAAATCGTTAGCAGACATTAAGTTTATTTATCGGGCAAAAGGTTAATCGATTTAATAGTTTGCAGACTAAATACAAGATGTATTCCACACAAGTATTCCTATACACTCAGCGCCAGATAGTTGTTTTGCTATCTGGCACTTCACCGAGGTCATATATGCCCCAATACGCTAAACCACTTACGCTGCATCGCGGCGTTGACAATCAACTCCAATTCAAGTTTCTGAACCAAGAACAAAAACCCGTGGACATCACTGGTCTGGAGATTACCTGTAGAATCATCAACGCTGACGGAACCGCTGTGCTATTCAACAAAGCACTTACCCTGACGCTACCATTGACCGGCCTTGCCGTGCTGACCATGAATGCTGCGGACCTTGAAGATATTGACGCACAGAAATGCTCTTACTCTCTGGAGATACCAGTTAACAGTCTGGGTCTTCCCGTATTCGTTGATCAGAACGCAGGTGCCCGCGGCGACATGTTCATTGTGAACTCAGTGATGCCAAGCTTTGTTCCGTCTTTCTCTGTCTCTATCCCGTCAGGTCAGCCGTTCCCGAATATCTCTAATACGGCAAACGCCAACTCGCCGGGACAGACTTACTTCTCCAGTGTGCTTGATAATAACAGCAACCCGGTTCTGACCCTACAGTCAACATACGACGGTTACTATGGTAATGTTTCCATTCAAGGTTCGGTGATCGAATCCGCAGATTGGTATGTCATTGATACCTATTCATACGCTAACGCAGCAGATACCAAAGGCTACACTGTTAAAGGATTCCATCCTTATATCCGTGTTGAGTATGTAAGCAACTGTGGCGCGGTCACGAACATATTGGCAAGATAGGAATAAATAGAAGTGTAGTCCACGAGTCTCTTACCTCTCCGACTACTCTACTGCTAAAAAGGAGCACCAGCATGAGTATTTATTCAAAAACCAATCCTCCCGAAGATTCCTATTTATACGCCTATTTACGAGAAGATGGGACGCCTTATTATATCGGCAAAGGGACTTACAGACGAGCCTGGGAAAAGGGTAGAGGAGAAATTCAACTTCCTAGCGATAGAAACAGGATAGTAATATTAGAAGCCGGGTTGAACGAAGTAGGTGCGTTGGCGTTAGAGCGCCGATATATACGTTGGTACGGACGAATGGATAAGAATACAGGAATCCTTCGGAATATGACGGATGGCGGTGACGGGGCAGCGGCGCAGTTCGTTCCGACGATTGTAAATTGTTACATAAAGTTATCACAACTAACTACCATGCTGCCTTATCCGAAACGCAGATAAAAACAAGGGCTAATAATTGTTCAGCCGGCCAACGAAATCGTTTTAAATTAACGCCCGAGTCAGTATTAACTAAAGAACGAAAGAGCAAATCGCATCAAGGTAAATATCTGATAATTAGTCCGGCCGGTGAATCTCATTCCGCGGCGTCGGGATTAAAAGAATTTGCCCTAATACATGGTGATCTATTGCAGGTAACATATTGGCAATTATTCAACGCATATAGAAAATCTTATCATACAATCCCAACCAAAAGAATACGAAGTGATGCAAATAATTGGAAAGTAACCCGCATTGATAACGACTGACCATTTGCGATTGCTTTACGAGAGTGTTTAGTGTATAATAACTAATGCTTAACATAGCCTCTATTATTCCCGGAAAGAAAAAGAATACCAGTACTGGGTGGTTAACTTTTAATTCAGTATGTTGTCAGCACCGCGGTCACAAAGCTGACAGGCGAATGCGCGGTGGTATTAAAGTAGAAGGAAATACCCAAATATACCATTGTTTCAATTGTGGATACAGTTGCGCCTTTACTATGGGCCGGAGCATCAATCAAAAGACAACTAATCTTCTCAACTGGTGCGGGATAGACACTGAACAAATTCAGCGATGGTCATTTGAGTCGCTTCAACGCAAAGACTTGTTAGACTTTACACATACGAAGAAGCATAAATCAAAGATAACATTCAAAGAGTTCAAGGTGCCACCAGAGGCAACTCTTCTGGATCAAACAAATCCCGAACACCAGCACTATGTTGACTATCTTCTAAAGAGACACATCAATCCAGCAGAGTATCCATTCATGATTACTCCGGGCATGCCGGGACGATACAGAAATCGGATCGTTATCCCGTATACATACAATAACAAGATCGTCGGACAGACAAGTAGATTTTTAGATACGCTGACACCAAAGTATCTCAATGAACAGCAACCGGGATATGTATTTGGTATCGACTTTCAGAAGCCTGAGTGGCAAGTATGTATTCTGGTCGAAGGGATATTTGATGCGCTGAGTATCAATGGCTGTGCCCTCACACATAACACGATCAATGAGGATCAGGCCAGGTTACTTGCACAGTTGAACAGACGCATCATTGTAGTACCAGACAGAGACTTGACTGGTATGGATATATGCGACCGAGCATTAGAGTTAGGATACAGCGTCAGCATACCTGATTGGGCACCGTACATAAAAGATGTGAATGACGCAGTAGTAGAATATGGGAAGTTGCCGACGCTGTTAAGCATATTAGAAGCGGCAACTTCATCAAAGATAAGAGTAGAAATTCAAAGGAACAAAATTGTCAAAAGATTACAAAAAGGAAGATAAGCAGGTAGAATACACCCCTGAGGTGCAGACATTATTTTTAAGGATGATGCTTACCAACGCGGTGTTGTATACTCGCGTGGCAAACATTATGAATGCCGCAAACTTTGATAAGACGCTGCGCCCTGTTGCTGAGATGTTCAAGGAGCATGGTGAGAAATACAATGTGTTACCAGATGCCTCACAGATCAAAGCATTGACGGGTCAAGACATTGAACCAATCCCCGAACTGAATGAAGGGCACTATCAATGGTTTCTGGATGAGTTTGAGAAATTCACAAAGAAGCAAGAACTTGAACGCGCAATCCTGAAGAGTGCTGATTTGTTAGAGAAGGGCGGGGACTTCTCCCCAGTCGAAAAGCTGATCAAAGATGCAGTTCAAATCAGTCTGCAAAAAGATATGGGCACTGATTACTTTGCTGATCCGCGTGGACGATTGCTGGCACTGAAAACTAACAACGGACAGAATAGCACAGGGTGGCCTACTATGGACAGGGCCCTATACGGTGGATTCAACCGCGGCGAACTTCAAATCTTTGCGGGTGGATCTGGTTCCGGCAAGTCTTTGTTTCTTCAAAATCTTGCTGTCAACTGGTCACAAGCAGGATTCAACGGAGCATACATCACACTTGAATTGGCTGAAGGTCTCTGTTCAATGCGTATCGATTCGATGATGACCGATACATCGTCACGAAACATCTTCAAAGACATTGACAACGTTGAGATGAAGGTCAAGATGATGGCGAAGAAGTCTGGTAAGATGCGTATCAAGTATATGCCCGCACAGTCGAATGTGAATGATATTCGGGCATACTGTAAAGAGTTGATGATTCAAACTGGAGTCAAAGTTGACTATTTGTGCGTAGATTATCTTGATCTGATCATGCCAGTCTCTGTTAAAGTATCACCAGAAAATCTGTTCATCAAGGACAAATATGTCGCAGAAGAATTGCGTAATCTGGCAAAAGAATTGAATGTTCTGTTTGTGACAGCATCACAGCTTAATCGTTCGGCAGTTGAAGAAATTGAATTTGATCACAGTCATATCTCAGGTGGTATCAGTAAGATTAATACTGCGGATAACGTTATGGGTATTTTTACTAGTCGTGCTATGCGTGAACGTGGACAGTATCAACTTCAACTGATGAAAACTCGTTCCAGTTCGGGTGTTGGTCAGAAGATTGAGTTACAATTCAATGTGGAAACTCTGCGAATCACTGATGATGGCGGCGGAGAAGATGAATCAAGCTACAGACCACAGACAGCGCCGACTCCGTCCCCGTTAGAAACAATAACAGGGGTGAAGCCTACTCCGTTTACTGACATATCACAACTTGCCGAAGTTGAACCCTGGACTAAGCACGTTGTCTCTGACGTTCAAGGCTCTAAGTTAAAGTCTCTGTTAAATTCCCTGAAGAAATGATGACAAAGATAAATACTTGATGCAGCCAAAAACCAAAAGTCTACTGGAAGAATTAGAAGCCCTCAGCGTCAATCGTGATACCTCTCATGTTATTGAGTCGAGGGCTAATAACATCATTACCAGTGCTATCAATCTTCTTGAAATGATTAGCAAGCATTATACCGCCGAACAAACTGAAGTTTTAGAACGAAAGTTACTCGGCGCTATAAAGAGCAGAGACCAGACTAGGTTTGCAAAATCATTAAGGAAGAATAAATGAAGATTGACGAAATTATTGTAGAAGGTCAACAACTAGACGAAGCTAATCCATATGGATTGCTGCAACGCGCCGGATCAGCTATCATGGGTAAGCTGGGCAGCACAAAGGCGCAAGCTTCCGGCGATGTTGGTAAACGTGCAAATGAATTGTACAGGGGCTTTACGAATTGGGCAATGCGAGCTGGCGTAGATATGAGTGCAGTACCTAAACTAACACTTACTAAGTGGCTATCCTCGCAACATTTACCCACTAAACTACCACCTACACTAGCATCGCTGCCGTCACTTGATTTAGAAGATCCTAATGTCTCTAAAACTCTCTGGACAGCATTGGCTCAAGGAACATACAGTGCGGCTGGACAGCCAGCCAGCCGGCCTACTTTGGGAGCAAACTACGGGATTCCTCAACCGACAAAGCGGCCGAGGACACCGGCCCCTAGTCCTACGCCAGCCCCCGGTCCTACACCGGCCCCTAGTCCTGCACCAGCTCCAGCCCCGGCTGATTTGCTATCTGAAATTCAAGCCAAGATTGCTCAACTTAAAAAGACAGATAGAACAGCATATAACAACTTACTCAGTAGCCTGATGCCGTAACTATTAAATGTGACGGTATCCTGCTTATTTAACTATTAGACATAAATACATCAGAGGAAATATTATGCTAATAGAAATAACACCGGCGATTGAAGAAACTATAATCCGATTATACACCGAAACATATTCGGTAACTGATGTCCTGCTTGATCCCTTGATCAAGGGAATAGGAAGATTACGAATAGTAGAGGTATTGAAAGATGCCAATATCTATGAGGGTATTCGTGGAAAAAATCAGCAGGCAAAAAAACAAGAAAAAATAAAAAACACTATGCTTTCTAGATATGGTGTTGAGAACAATGGGCAGCGACCTGGCCAGGGGTTTGGGGAACGTAATAAAATTCCATATACTAACGTGGAGTTTTTGGATGAAGGTTATAAACTATATAGAAAAGCGGTAGAGCATCAAACCAATAAAACGATACATTCTATGGTAAAACCGGATACATGTTTTTATACCGGGATTAGATTTGCTGACGTTGACGCGGAACATGTTAATCCTAACGACCAGCGAAAGAGAACAATCGATCATAAGATACCGGTAATCATCGGATACTTGCAAGGACGAACGGTAGAAGAAATATCATCTCCGGAGAACATAACATTTGTATTGCGATATGTAAATACTATAAAGGGTAATACACTACATGAGAACTTTTTACCTATCGCAGAATATATCAAACTAGCATTTATCAAAAGGGATACTAAATGAAAGCCGAAGACTTCAGAAAAACATCTAACATCTTAACCAAACTGTCTTTAACAGAGGATAAAGGTCATTTAGATCATCCCGAAGACCTAATATTCTTAGAAGGATCAACGGGGGCATCCCGAGCCTTGCGCTCAATACTTGATACTGTAAAAAATCCACATAAGATAACCATAAAGTTCGATGGTTACCCAGCCTTAATATTTGGTCGTAACGCCAATGGTCGATTCAGCATCATGGACAAGCACATGTTCAACAAGAAAGACGGCACTGGAAGAAATGTATTCAGTCCGGAACAGTTCAGACAATATGATCTGGCCCGCGGTGTTGACCGATCTGATCTGCATCGTCTTATCAATGAAATCTGGCCCGGGCTTGATCATGCATCAAAGACTGCGCCGGGATACTATTGGGGCGATCTGCTGTTTAGCAAGCCTCTTCAGAAAAACTCTCATGGGCTGTACCAGTTCAAGGCAAACCCGAATGGACTTGCTTACACGGTACAAGTTGACAGCGAAGTAGGCGAACTAATGGCTGGCAAGACCGCAGGGGTAGCGGTCCATCAACAACTGTCACCTGATGCTCAAACGACTGACCAGGCACAGTCATTAGATGGAACTATTGGTCAATTACAAAACAACTCTAATGTGGCAATCATACCAAGCGCAATGCCATATAAACCGAATCTGCACCTTGAACCTACCCTAGTTCAGAACGTAAACGCTGCTATCGGACGATATGGCAAAGCAGTCGATAAAATGATGGACGAGGCCCCTCAATCGCGTCCGGCGTTTAATGGTCTGTTTACCACATACATCAATAAGAAGATAGTATCAGGCAATCTTGACAATCTGATTGCAGGGTTCATGGAGCACTTTGAGAACAAAAATAAGAACCCCGGCGGCATGGAGATGCAGTTGTCGAATCACTTTCACGAAAACGAAGAGGGTCTCGTCGGTGCGTTCACTATCTGGATCGAAATATACAAACTGAAGATGTCCGTAGTGGCTCAGTTAAACAAAGCCGCAGAAGAATCGCCGGTTAAGGGTTATCTCCAAGACGGCACTGAAACACACGAAGGATTCGTCAGCAACGGGCTGAAATTCGTGGATAGAATGGGATTCAGTCGCCAAAATCTAGCCGGTCAGCGATAATAAACCACCCTTTTTTGCCATATGGCATAAATACTTTTATGCGATTCTATACGGAGCGCAAACATTTTAAAGGAAACTATCATGTCAGGATTTACAAGAGTTAACGGCGATGCACAACCAGTATTCGCCATCGATACACAAAACGGCCCAATCGCTCCAGCAACACTAGCTACAGGCAACGGCATCACAACCAACTTCATCGGCCCAGCGTTAGATTTCTTCGCTATCGATGTCAAGGCTGATCCAGCTGCTGAACTAGGCGTCGGCGAAATGGTCTCTTTACTGATGACTAACATCGCTCAGATGGCTACAGTTATGATGTATCAAGTGTCTGTTACTAACACCCGTGTTAGCGTTGCTGTATACCCAATCGGTGCTTACACTGCTGGTACATTACAGACTCAAGTTCAAGCAATGGGCGCAACAGTTGGTCCAAACAACTTTGACTTGTCAAGTGCTACAGTTACTAACGTTGGCTTCAAGTTAGCAATCGCTTAATCAATTCATTGATTGAAAGAACCCGAGATTTATTCTTGGGTTTTTTTTCCTCTATAAATAGCATATGAGTTTCAGAATCACATGTTACACGCTTTTCGACATAACGCAGACCGGCGTAATGAACCGGTCCCGTCCTGGTATCGATGAGGATATGTCTACTTGGCTTCACAAACGAAACACTCAATGTAACTTCGACACTATTCTACAATCTATATCGCTGCGCTCACAGCCTGAGGTGGTAAACTCCCCGACAAGAACTGACATACAGTTTGACAACTTCACTGAGTTTGGCTTTCTGTTCAATCAACAAGATGATGAAGTTTATTCTTGCTGGTCATTTGAGTTTGATGTTCATCATACAGGTGTATTTGACAACGGAATCACGGAGCTTGGTGCTCTATACAGCGATTGTGACATGGTCCCGATGATCAAATGCGGGACTGAGTGGGACAAACTACCTGCGTTCCTTGATACATCAGACGAACTACGAAATATATACTTTAAGGTAACTGAGAATGGCTAAAAAGAAAATCCAATTTGATAAACTTCAGAAAATGATCCCGAATTCGGAGATGAAATCTCTGCAGGATCTTATTATCTATCAAGAGTCTGATGGTAGCTATCAGTTGTTTAACAGATATGTCATCAACAAGAAATCTGTATCCGAGTATGTTGTCACAACTACATTCTCTGATGACCCCAGTATGTTTAACACATTGAAGAACGCAACCGCTTGGTGTATCTTTGATAAGCGTGATAAGTTCTATGAGGCCCGACGTATTCTTGAGTTAGATAATAAGTTGGGCGGGGTAGACGTTGACATTATGATTCATCAAAAGCTATTCAACAAGTCAAAGACCGACGAAGATAAGCTGATCTATATTGCTAAACTGAACGAGGATCGTATCAAGAAGCAAATGATCATAGACGAACTAGATTCGTATGTGTCTGAGTCTAAGATTTGGCAGGAAAGACGGTTTGAACGGAAATCCGCATAATAATCGCAGAATGATAAATACTCTATAAGTTTTGGAATCACAACTATGAAATTAAACGAACTAAATTACTCCTCGATAATCACTGCTAAAAAAGCATTGAAAGAGCATTACAACATGCCTCTTAACCTGGACAGAATGAACGGGTCAGAGACACGTGCTATGCTCCAGAAGGTGCGTAAGCTTGTAGCTGAGACAAAGCAATCTGGCAACTTTTACCGAAGTCAGAATAATCACTCGTATCTAAAACTTGTGTTTATGGAACAGGCGCTAACTCAACATCTTGCTGCTATCCCCAGAGCAAATGTTATGCTTGAGAACGAAAAGATTGAAGAATCCCAAGTTTATCTGGCGGCGCAGGCCCTTGTTGACAGCATTCAGAAAATGCTTGAAGAAGTCGGTCAGATGCAAGTTAAAGAGCTACCTGCTCTTGTTTCAAGTATCGAATCTGAGCTTGATGTAAACGAAAGTGAAACCTTCAATGAGCAAGTTTCTCAATCGCTTGACAGTTTAAGTGCTGGTCTTAAAGAAACACTTGTCGGCTTAAAAGAAGCAGTCAAGATGCTTACTAACCCTGATGAAGCCGGCGCATTTAGTCCGGATGCTATGGGTGGTGAAGAAGACCTTGGCATGGGAGACGAAACAGGTATGGATGCCGGTGCTGACATGGGCGGCGGTGAGTTTCCTGAAGAGGAACCCGAAGAACCTGAAGCAGAGCCGGTCGCTGGTGTAGGTCGTCCGCTTCGATAATATGCTACTATCTGAGTTTACTTCCGTTGATCCGTTGCTCATTAACTTAGTCGCCGTAATCGGTCAACTAAAGAGTGAAATTGACGCCGGACAGGAAAAACCTGACTGGACAGTTGATGAGCTACTTCAACATCTGAAGAATAGCAACGTCATCATTGACAAAGAAGACCTGTATGATATGATCAAAGGTCCTCCTCTTAATCATTCTATCGAAAACATCCAAGGCGACACGATTATCTTCAAAGGTCAACAGGGTGCAATCGACGGTGAAGCAGGTGCTCACGACGAAGAAGAAAACAAAAAGATAGTTAAGCAAATGGCCCAGACTGCTGTAAAATAAATCATAATTATGGAAATAACGCATCTCGTAGTTAACGGGTGTAGTTGGACATATTGTCAAGGACTAGATGATCCTAAAACTCAAGGATGGCCTGCACTAGTTGCCAAAGAGTTGGGGGTCCCTGTTGTGAATATAGCTGTCCCGGGCTCCGGAAACGATTCTATTCACCGAAGAACGTATGAATACGTTTATCAAAACTTACCGACCGGAAGTAACCCTTTATTTTTAATTTTCTGGAGTCAATATTGGCGCAGAGAAGCTTGGTGTGAGTTTGGATTCGGTGTTAAAGACTACAGAAATGTAAATGTTAATCAATATAGGACAGTTGAACATGAGAATGCATTGCTGGCTCACTGGAGCGAGGAAGATTTTCTTAGAAGAACTATGCTATATAAGTTATCAACAATAAACTTATTTACTGCGAATAATATTCCATTTTTGATGTCTGATTATTGCCCGGCATTCACTGAGAATATGCAACCCGGCATCGAACATAAAATGCTATCATCGATCAATAATAATCCTAACCATTTAATAAGTCCGGAGCTATATACTATTAGAAGGTCCTATCCCGAGTTACCATGCGGTCACGACGGCGCCCTGGCTCAAATAGCAATAGCCGGATGGTGGATCAGACATATTAATATGCGTTATAACGGGCTGACATTTAGCCCTAACCCCACTGAATCATTTATCACACTTGATACCTTTATTATAGAAAAGGATTCTGAACATGTCCATTGGAAATAAATGAAATCTTTTGAAACTATAGTTATTGAAAAATTTAAATTCCGAGACTCGGATGATGCATTGGTTATCGAATACAATGGACTTACCCCCGAAGACCTCACTGATGATGTTACTAAATATTTAGCCGGTTATATTAATAATAGGCTTCACGAAACCAAACAAAAGAATGTGACCTTTTTTATATCAGGTGAGGGCATTCCGTTAAACCCCTTTCTATTCACGACAGCTATAGTAAGGTGCTTGGTATATGAGTATCGTATTCCACATTATGCGTTCGTGATAGTGAGTGGGGCTGTTCCTACTCTGTCAAATATCGAATTTTATAAACATCATATTAAGAAGTATGCACTAGAACAGATTAAAATTAGCTTTTGGAATAGTTTTGAAAATTCAGCTTCACAAGTTCAATTATATCGTAATACATCTACGTGTGATCCGTTTTATAGTAAATTTGATACTACTCCCAGAATCAAACCTAAGTTGTTTCTATCCTATAATAGGAATGCAAGTAGAATACATCGATTATACTTGACCGCAGAAGTGGTTAGTCGGAATTTACTAGACCGCGCCTTTTTTTCGATGTATCTAGGTGGGGTATCAAATAGTAAACCATCGATAGCAGCCGGAGAACTTGATTATGTCTTTAAACATGCAGCCCTCTTCATCCCCGAATCATGTAATCGTATCCGACAAATTCTTGACGACAACATCGACTTATTTCCATTAAGACTTAATTTATGTAATACTCCCAGCGATACTAACGAGCAACCATTTCACATAGATAATGATCTACATTATTATAATAATAGTTATTTCAGTGTAGTAACCGAAACAAAGTTCTTTGCTGATGTTGATGGGGTCTATGATACACAATTGGACTGCTACTTATTTTCAGAGAAAACCTATAAACCTATTTTAGGTAAACACCCGTTTATCTATATGGGCATGCCCGGGTCGCTTCATGTAATGCGTGATTCGGGATACAGAACGTTTCATCCATATATAGATGAAACATATGATACGATAGTAAATGATGAATACAGACTAGAAGCTATCATAGATGAAATAGAACGACTGTCGAAGTTCACGGATGATCAGTGGTTAGAATGGCAAACAAACATACAGAACATTGTCGAACACAACTTCAATGTGCTAAAAGAGCATAGACCTACTTACTTGACTTATTAAATAGGCTAACCAAACGACTTGCTTTTTTCTAGCAAATCATCTATAATAATTAGATGTTCAACCCCAAATTCAATTATGTCCCTATCAGCCGCGAAACTATCGATGGCGTCAGAAAATACGCCACGCCAGATGGTGAAAAACTCCCCTCAGTGACAACTATTCTTAGTGCTACTTCTCCACCAGAGAAGATGCAGGCACTCAATGAATGGCGCAAGCGTATGGGCGCTGCTAAAGCACAAGAGATTACAACAGAAGCAGCAGGTCGCGGCACCAGGATGCACAAGTATCTTGAAGATTACATTATGACTGGAGAGTTGAAGGCTCCGGGAAGCAACCCCTACAGCATACAAAGCAATGCGATGGCAAAGACTATCATGGAACAAGGTCTTGTCAACTGTTCAGAATATTGGGGCACTGAGATTCCAGTATACTACCCTAAAGTATATGCAGGTACAACTGACTTAGCAGGTGTTCACTCTGGTTCAGAGGCTATCATGGATCATAAGCAAACGAACAAGCCGAAGAAGCGCGAATGGATCGATGATTACTTCATTCAACTGGCAGCATA